ACAAAAACCGGGTCCATGACCACAGTCTACTATAAATTCTGTGGCCTGATACTTACCCTTAGCATAATGCTGTGAGTAAGTACCATCCACATAGTCTTTTAAATCCTGTATGGATTTATTTTCACCAAATGCATAATTAATTTTAGACATACATCCATAATATCATAAAATCAATGACTAGTCAAGGCTAAAATTAAGCAGCCTCCTCTTTATGAAGCATGTCCCAGGCTGGGTCATGAATATCGCTGAGCTCAGGAATATCATCCACATCAAAACTATAGTTGTGATTTAACTGATAAAAAGACCTTGTTTTAGTATTATAACGAAATGGTTTTGTCAAATCGTGATATGAACCTAAAGCAGGCAAAGCACCCCAAATCTTAATCCTATTATAAAGTGGGTTGTCTACACCAAAGAAAGATTTACAAACATCACTCAATATATCTTCAAATTTAGTCACAAAACCTATACACCTATTTCGATAACTATGTTCTAATGAATATCCTGACAATGTACCAGTTTGTAACATAATACGGATTTCAGCATCCGGATTTTGTACTGCTAACTTAACCGCTTTCACAAAAGCTTTTGATACCGTATCAGTGGAATTAACCATATAAATGTTTTTGGTATCAGAATCAAGCTTACAATCTTTCATAAATTGTGTAATATTAAAATCTCCAGCTTTACTGTTTGACCAAGAAATAATAATATCCAAATTTTCTGTTGACTGACCCAGCTGTATAGCCTGCCAGTATTGAAAGTCATTATAAATTGAAAAAACGAGCTGCTCTCTTGTAGTAAACTGAAACACTCCTTCACCACAGCTGTGATGTACAAACTCCCGGATATCATCGAAGGTAGCTGGAATACCGGCCTCCCCCTTTGATTCTAAAAACCGTCTAGTAGCTTTGATACCAATCCTCCGAACATCAGCTGGTTGCAGAGGAGTAGCTGGATCGTGTATAGAATTCATACTCAAGCCAGCAACATCTAATGAATGTTCCACTTTGGCGTCGGAATATCCAGGCTTACGTTTATAAACAGCTACAATAGCATTTTTTGTATCGAAAGGACTAGAACGTAAAATATTTGTTCTTGTGTTGCCAGTAATAATATGATAGTTTTTACCATCAAAGAATACTGCTATTGGTGGGTGTTTAAGTTTATACCCATTTCTTTCAATATTTTGTTGTATAGCTTGTCGCCGATTGGTTGCGACCTGGCTGCCAGCACGGTACTGCTGTTGAGTAATTTCAAATTGGTCGTGTGGAAGTAATATGAAACCGACAAATTCAAGAGCAGGAGCACCAGGAATCTCTACAAATAATTCCGGGTAAGCCTTCTCCCAATTGACAAGTTCATTATTTTTAACAATATTTAAGTGTTGTTCGGTAAATTCTTTTACCTTTGTAATATCGACTATATTACACATGTTTTATATCCTCATGCCTGACGGTTATGCCGTACAGACTTCATTAATATGTCCAAGATTGACCGCAGGGCGGTATCATAGAACACAAAGAGCTTAATTGCTCCTATACTATATATTATCTCATGTTTCTCTAGGTTTGTCAAGGCTTTTTATAAAAAAGCCCATCCGAAGATGGGCTTTCTTACAAAAGAATGATTTACTTCTTCTGATTTACAAAATCATAAAACTTCTGAGCAGTTTCCATAATCTGTTCAGCACCTGGCACTTCAGGCATTTCTACCTTTGTTACCAATTGGTTGTTTTCAGGTTGGATACTTAACTCAAACTGACCCCATTTTGCATAGTAATCATTCTCAACATAATGCTGAGCCATGCCAAGTAGTTCAGTTCTGATTTCATAACCATTCTTATTGATGGTTACCTGTGGCAATTTTGCCGCATCGGCAAATTTCTGCCATTGTGTTTCAGTTGTTTTATTTTCACTCATCATAATTTCCTCTGTGTGTAAGTGTGTTAAAATATCACCCATAAAAAAGCGGGTGTTAAATATATAAAAGCTATTATAGCATAAGCTGATAATAGAGCAATTATTTCTTTCATTTTTATTATACCTCTGTGTGTGTGTTGTGTGTTTGAAAATTAACCAATCTCAATTAATCTTGGTTTCTTTTCATCTGGAATGACACGCTCAAGATCAATCATGAGCATCCCATTTTCCATCTTTGCGCTATTTACCACAACATCATCAGCCAAAGTCCAACTACGGCTGAACTGTCGATATGAAATGCCACGGTGCAAAAGTTCTCCACCTTCCTCAGCCTTCTTTTCCTTATTCCGAACAGTCAAAGTACCATCGGCTACTTCAACTTCCAAATCTTCCTGAGATAATCCGGCAAGAGCCAATTCAATAACAAATTTAGATTCGCCGTCTTTACGAATGTTGTAGGGTGGGAATCCAGTATTACGCTGGTGTAATGCATAATGGTCATGCAACCGGTCAAAGACACGGTCAAAGCCAACAGCATAGGGGGTTAAAAGTTCACGATCAAAGTGATCGAACACGTTTGCGAGTGCTTGTGTAGTTACCATTTCAGTATCCTCCTTAAATATCAAGCAAGGTTAAATTGAGAAACCCCGAAGGCATTTCTCACTTCTATTTATAAGGCTAACATCTTCTAGTGGGTTTGTCAATCCTTTTTTCATAACACATTTACTTCATATCTTTTCATAAAATTCTTAACATCCATTTCATCATTAACCATAGGCATACCCTTAATATTTAGAGAAGTGTTGAGTAACATAGGTACACCAGTCTTATTATACCATTCTTCCAAAATTTCCCGTATCACCGATTTACAATTTGGTTTAACCAACTGTACTCTCGATGTGCCATCTACATGAGTTACAGAATCATAATCATGTTTAGCATAAGATACAAATTGCATATATTCATTCATAGGTCCATCAAAATATTCATCTGCATATTCTTCCAATATTGCAGGTGCAAAAGGTCTATACTTCTGTCTGCGTTTTATTTCATTAACCTTATCCTTTATATCCAATCTACAATCAGCAAGTAAAGATCGGTTACCTAACGCTCTTGGACCAAACTCAGCTCTTTCAGACGCCACACCACACACACCACTTTTCAAAAGTTCTTTAACAATCTTCTTTGGATTTGATCTCGGCAATTCATATCCCAAATAGGGATCTACCCAATTCAACTTTTCTCCATAATATAATGATGCAGCTCCTAAAGATGATCCGGCATCACCGGGGTTAGGCATTATCCATATGTTCTTATTCTTTATCTTTGAATTTGCCACACAATTCAAAGCGCAACCACCCATCAATATAAGATTATCTTTAGGACACAATTCAACCAAACTCAATAATTCTTTTTCATAAAGGAATTGTACTGATGCAGCTAAATCTTCCTCTCTAGCATTTGGTTTATAATTACCCAAACCTTTATGATTATTTCTTGATAGTAATTCTGACAAATCATAAATCGGTTCTCCATATGCAGCCATACCCATCGTAATATATTCATCTTCATTTGGTTTTAATCCTATACGATGTGTTACAGCTGAATATAATAGACCCAAAGAATATGGATACTTCCAACTAATAACCTTTTGTATACCATCCCAAATAGAAATAGTATCCCATTCACCTATAGCATCTATTACTAAAATATTACAATCATCAAAAGGTGATGTGAAATATCCTGCAGCTGCATGGCTTTGATGGTGTGAGTAAGCATAATCATATGGTATAGTAGTCTTTCTTCTCTTCCATCCTTGACCAGAATATAATCTCCGAATATTTTTTAAAAAAGACTTCTCATAAAAAACAACCACATCTGATTCCTTTATCTGATGTGGGTGTATTAATCTATCATTCTTCTTTTTAGAGTAACGTTCAGCGTGAGATGCATAAAGAATTTCACCGTTCTCTATTAACGTTACACCAGCATCATGGTACCCTTCACTAAACCCTAGGATCTTCATCATCATACTCATAGATAAAGGTTGGAGAATCATACTTAGGTTTGTTTCTATTTTTTATCCTATAATATAATAAAATAATTTTTACTTTTAACCGCAAATATAAATCTTTCATTCTAATAACTCCGGATATAGTTTAGAAACTCCATCATAAAATACTCGAGCTATAACAGCATGTCCCTTTTCATTTGGATGCCTATCTTTCTCTGAGATTTCAAATTGTAAATAAAAATTCTTTCCCATATCAGTAAATTCCCC